GGAACTAATCGAATACTATAAAGGTGAAGTGGAACGATTAAAAAAGGAGAAACATTATGACGAATGGAAATAAACAGGTAAAGGTTTCTTATAAAAGACTTAAGGAACTGGAGGAGAAAGAACTTCGATATGATAATTTAAATCAGTGTTTCAAAAGTATGGAACGTTGTTTTAAAGATATGATGCGAAGCAGGGATTTTTGGGCTGATAATTGTAATAGGATAGAGAAAGAACTTAAAGAATTTAAATACGAATACAGACATAAAATCTTCAAAGATTCTAGCGATTCCATTAATAGAATTTTATCTCATTATGCTAATGAGATCACAGGAACTTTTGTATTGGAACTAGAGAAAGTTAGATGTGGATTTTGGGGAGCAAAGATCCCAAAATGGAAACTTGCTGAATTAAGAAGAGAATTAAAAGATATAATTGTAAGAACAATAGAATGAATAAGAAGAATTTCGGTACAAACATCACAGTGGAGGCTGTTCCCTTCCACATGCCGACCAAGGCACACGAAACGGATGCAGCCTACGACCTCTACAATGCTAAAGACGTAGAGGCATTTCCAAACACAAGGGTTTATATTCCTCTTGGTTTCAAGATTTCGCTCCCTACCAATCTCTGCATGGTCATTCAGCCACGCAGCGGTCAGTCGGGCAAAGGTATGATAGCATTCGCTTGCTATCCCAAATGGCTCAGATGGATTTCACGCATACCTGCGAGAATCCGAATCAATGCCGACGCAATAGTAGGCTTGATAGATTCCCAGTATGGAGGCGAGGTTATGGCGATAGTCAAGTTCGGGCGATTCCGCTTGAAGCATCGCATCCTCCGATTGCTAGGCTTCAAGATAGAAATCGGTGCCAATAGCTGCATCTGCCAGGGACGTTTCGTTTATGTACCGGACACCAACTTGGTGGAAGGCGTAGTGAAAGGCACCCGCAGCGGTCTTGGCTCGACAGACGAAGAGCCATACAATTAAGGATGAATGCTGTTATAATTTTATTTTTTATTTTCCGTTTTCCCTGCCCATCCCTTCATGGGGTGGGTAGGTTTTTAAAACAAAAGAAAATGGACGAGCAGTATATCATCGCCAAAATCCAAGGGTTGATGCCCGACGAGCATCACATCCCTCACGGCGTACTCTACTCCCAATTGAAGACCGCCGTACAGAAAGACCTGTCGGAAGCCCTTAACAATCTCCTCAAACAAGAGGAGATTGCTTTCCACAAGACCCTCAACGACATATTAATAAATATACCAAATGAGTAAAAAGAACATCAAGCAAAACTACCTCCTGCAAATACAGAAGGTACTCGATAAAGTCGAGAAATCCAAGGATGCAGCCAGTCATTTCCGCTGCATCGTCCTCATGGGTGACGCACAAGAGGAAAAGGCTAAGTCATTTCTCCATGCCTCGCCCGAAGACCTACAGAATCTCATCCTATCTGCCATGCGCAACAGCAAGCAGTTCACCTGCGCTGCCGCCAACGCTTTCATGCAGTACGATGCAGAACTGAGTGAAAAAGAAAAGTCAGAAACCAAAAACATAGATAACAATGAAGAAAATCCTATTCAAGAAGATTAAGCTACTCAATTTCTGCGGAATCAGAGAGCTAGAGGTTGAGTTCGGTAACTCCATCACTAAAATATCGGGAAGGAACGGTATTGGCAAGAGTTCGCTGGCATCAGCTATCACCTACGTCCTCTTCGGCACCGACATCAAAGGCAATGCCCTTGACATTAAGACCTTCGACCGAGACCACAACATTATCCCGGAAATCGCCCATGAAGCAGAGCTGACGCTTTCTGTAGACGGTGAGGAAACTACCTTGAAGCGTACCCTCTCCGACAAATGGACTGGCAACATATGTACCAACACCTACAAGTATTTCATCAACGATGAGGTATGCACCGCAGGCGATTTTAAGAAATGCGTGGATGGCATTTGCCCCGAAGTAACCTTCCGCTTGTGTTCCTCGGCAACAGACTTTGTATCTCGCCCATGGGCAGAGCAGCGCAAGTTCTTGCAGCAGTTGGTTCCCGAGATTTCCACCGATGCTATCACCGAGGGCGATGCTAAGTACGATTTCGTCCTCGAAGCCTTGAAGAAGCAAGACATCGAGAGTCTCTTGTACCACATCAAGTACAAGCGCAGCGAGGTTCAGAAGCAGCTCGATGAAATCCCAGTACGCCTTCAGGAGCTCAACGAGGCACTGCCCGAAAAGGAAGACTGGGATGCATTGGAGTCGCAGCATGATGCAAAGATTGAGGAGCTGAAAGAGACGCAATCAAAGATTAACTCCTTCTCCACAGGTGGAGCAGCCCAAGTCCGCATCCAAGGCATCCGCAAGCAACTGGAGTTTCAGCGCAAGCGCATCGACCAAATGGAAAAGAGCGCACGCCTCCAGTCTGGTGACGAGGAGGTGAAGCATGGTTCCGACCTTATCACTGCCCGAACCGCCAAGTCCAAGGCAAAAGCCATGGTCGATGAGCTGCAAGCCAAGATGGACGGATTCACCGATACCGAGATTCACATCAAGCAGCAGCTCGATGAACTTGAAAAGTCTAAGAAGCAGGGCGCCAAGGATTACGAAGCAGTCTCTGCCGAGCAATGGCATTGGGATGACAGCCTGTCCTTCTGTCCGCATTGTGGTCAGCCTCTCCCTGTGGAGAACGTTTTGAAGATAAAGCGAGATTCCGAAGACCGATTCAACAACGACAAGGCAGACCGCTTGAAGAAATTGGTAGTCTTGGCAGGTGACATCAAGGGTAAGCAAGCAAAGCTAAACGAAATGTTGGAGCAGTTGCAGGAAGACCGCACCACTATCACCAACCAGCTCACCGAAGCCCACAAGGCTCTCAAGAATGCCGAGTCTCACTATTCCGAGGTTGAGAAAGAAAATCCAAGAAGCTACACAGAGATTCTCGCAGAGAACGACAACTACAAGAAAGCCATCGAAGAGGCAAACCGATTGGATGAAGAACTGGACAAACCTCCTGTTGAGAGTGATGAGGATAGAAAAATACTCGATGAGTTAGAAAGACAATCAGGCTCTATCTCTTTGGACGCACACAGGCTCTACGCTCGCCTATCCACGAAGCAGCAGTACGACAAGGTTTCTGCCCTCATCGAAGAGCGCAAGAAAAGCAAAGAGACCTATCAGAATCAGCTAGACGAGTTGGACGAGAAGCTAGACATCGCCACCGACTACTATCAGCATTCTTGCTCACTCCTGGAAGACGAGGTTAACAAGCATTTCGAGTTTGTGCGTTGGTCTCTCTTCAAGACCAATCTCGATGGCGACAAGAAGCCTTTCTGCGAGTGCTACCACGATGGCGTACCTTACAGCCGTCTCAATGGTGCCGCCAAGGTCAATGCAGGAATCGACATCGCCTATACCATCGCCCAGTTCTACGATGTGTCCGTTCCGATGATACTCGATGAATGCGAGAGCAACCTCCATCCTATCTACAAGGAAGGTTACCAGCAGATAAGGCTGTCGGTAAGCCCAGACGAAACTCTTCAAATCAAGTGTTCAGATGGAGCTGAAAACTAAATACAACATAGGTGATACCGTCTATATCCTCGTCGATTATAAAATCCATCGTGCCAACATCGCAGGCATCGGGATAGACGTAGTAGGCGAGCATAAGACCATCACCTATCGTTTCCCAGTCTTTCCCATGAGGAGGGAGAATCAATGTTTTAGAACAAAAGAAGAATTAATCAAATTTTTAACTAAATAAAATTCCTACTATTGTAGGTTCAAAGAAAAAATGGCAACAAATAAGCAGTTAGCAGTCAAGTCGTTCAACGACACATTAAACAACGCCTATTATCAGGCACAGTTGAAAAGCACCATGAAGGATAATGCAGGAACGTTCGCCACATCGCTCATGGAGCTGGTAACGTCAGATGAGAAGCTTCTCGCCTGTCCTCCCCAGTTGCTGATGGCAGAGGCGATGAAGGCAGCTTCCCTTCACCTTCCTCTCAACAAGCAGCTAGGCTACGCCTACATCGTTCCTTATGGCAACACCCCTACCATGATTATCGGTTACAAGGGTCTCTATCAGCTTGCCATCCGTTCGGGACTCTACAAGAATATCAATGCCGACATTGTCTACGATGGAGAGTATCAAGGCTACGATAAGATTTCGGGCGAGCTCCATCTTGACGGGGAAAAGACCTCAAACAAGGTTGTCGGCTACTTTGCCTTCCTAGAGCTTACCAATGGTTTCCGCAAGATGATGTACATGTCTCTCGATGATATGTGCCAGTACGCACGCAAGTATTCTGCCACCTTGAAGAACTGCAAGATGACGAACGAGCAGCTTGCGGATATGGCTCAGAAGCAATCCGAGAGCGGTCCAGGCACCAGCGTAGGTTGGTATGGTAATTTCAACGATATGGCAACCAAGACAGTTCTTCGCCGTTTGCTTTCCAAGTATGGTTATCTATCCATCGAAATGCAGAACGCAATGACCGTGGACGATGTACCTACTGCCGAGGAGCAGCGTGATGCCGAGTTTGCCGAGGCTAAGGAGGTGGTTACCGTCGATGCTGAGACAGGAGAAATCAAGCAGCCAGAGTCTAGTGCTCCCGAAGCCGAGGCGAAAAAGCAAACCGACAACCCTTTCAAATAAGCCATCATGAAGTTAATTGTTATAGGCTCTTCGTCAGCTGGCAATAGTTACTTGCTAGAGGCTACTGATGGGCAGCAGCTCTGTATAGAGGCAGGTCGCCCATTGAGAGAAGTAAAGAAAGTTGCAAATCTCAAAACATCAAAATGCGTGGGAGTGATTATCAGTCACTCCCACGGCTGAAAGGCGATCATGCGAAATACGCCAAGGAGTTCGTCAAGGCAGGCATTGATGTGTATTCCACACCAAGCCTATCCTGCACTACCTGTGGCAGAATCATTCCAATGGTAAAGGAAAAGGTTTTCCAGATTGGCAATTTCTCGGTTACGCCTCTAGAAGTTCAGCACGATGTTGAATGTTATGCGTACTTGATTCATCATCCAGAGTATGGCTCCATATATTTCTTTACGGATGCCTACAACATGAAGCAAGCAATCCGGGGGTGCAAGTGCTATATGTGCGAATGCAACTACGATGACTCTCTCTTGGAGAGAGCCGTTAACGAGGGCAAGACGATAGCAAGTCAAGCCGACCGCATCCGTCTCTCCCACATGAGCCTAGCCCATGGCATCCAACTCCTCCAGCAGTGCGAAGCCGAGAAGTCAGCCCATCAGATAATCCTCATCCACGGTTCCTCTCGCCATCTCAATCCTGAGAAAGCAGTAAGCAAGTTCCAGCAAGTGCTAGGCGTTCCAACGTTCTACGCCAAGGCAGGAATGGAAATCAATCTAATGTAAATCAATATGGCAGTATTCAAGAATCTCAACGACCTCCGCACCTACATGTCAGCCTTGAAGGAAATCGACAAGGCGAAAGAAGCAGGTTATAGCTTGGAGATAAAGAAATTTCACCCAGTGCAGACCGACAAGCAGCAAGCATACATTCATTTCATGCTCAGCTACTTCTCTTGTCGCTACGGACAGACCTTCGTCTCGACCCTTCGGGAGTTACAGACCAACATCTGCCCACACATCTTCGAGACAGGCAGGAAAGACGATAATCACAATCCTCTTTATCGCCCCCTCTCATCGCTCAATACCCAAGAGGCGAGCAGCGTAATCCGCAACTTCCTCGATTACTCCTCCATGGCAGGAATCAATATCCCTACCGAGGACGACAAGGAAGCCATCAGTTACTGCAAGCGAGAGGTGGAATCGGCAGGAGGATGGGTATAAACAATTCAAAAAAATAGAATCTTATGAAGACATTAAAGGAAATCAACGCAGAGTCAAAAAAGTACGCTCCCGATGATGAAGGTAAACGAGAAGCCTTCGTTCAAGGAGCACGATATGCTCTCACTGGTCGCTATTACAAGGAGGCTAGTATGTACCCCGACTTAGCAGTGCTAGGAGAATGCACAATATCGCATGTTGAGGAAGCACCGTCTTTCGAAGACTTCTGGAATGCTTACGACTACAAGAAAGGGCGAAAGAAATCCGAAGAGAAATGGAATAGGCTTTCTTTCTCCGAAAAGGTAGCTTGCATGAAAGCCATCCCCGAATACGTGGCATCCACCATCAAGGCAGGACAACCACAAGACAATCGTAATTACAAACCATATCGTGCCCATCCGCTCACTTATCTCAATGGCGCAAGGTGGGAAGACGAGATAGAAACACCAACAAGCAATGAACAGCAACGAGCACAGCGCCTTGCAGAGCGCACGAGAAACCTCATCAATAGCGCCTTCCAACAGTGACAGACCGGGCTACATTCGTCCTATGTCCTTCACCGAAGCAATCAACAAGGGCAACAAGACGATGCTCACTATTCGTAAGGATGGAGGCTTACAAAATCTCACCGCTTGGGTTATGGGACGGTTGGTAGTGCTCTTTCGCTATCTCGGTGCATACGATACAGAAGGAGGCGTAACCGACTTTCAGATACAGATGCTAGCGCAACGCATTTGCGCCAAGTATTTCTACCTAACTCCAGGCGAGCTAGATTATTTCTTTGTTTGCTTCGAGAATGGGCAATACCGCAAGCTCTTCAACAACGGAAAGTCCATAAATCCACAAGACCTTATGATGTCCTTGGTCGATTACGAGAAAGACCTGTTGGAGGAACGAGGAAGAGTAGAGGAAGAGAAGAAAAGACAGGAAGAAGCCAAACAAGCCGCCGAAGATGCCAAGAAGCCCCATGGCTTGGAGGCATGGAAAAACTATTGTAAGAGCAATGGGCTTGATCCTGCCACCCACAAGCTAGCATCCGTCAAGCTGCACAATGTCAATGAAGAGTTATACGGTACGTCCGAGCAGCGAGCATCCGCCGAGCACAAGTTTCAACCATTAAGAAAGAAAAAATTATGAGCAGACAAGAAATCGAAATCATGGTCTCAGCCATGATGTTTATACTGGGAATAGTCGTAATCCTCTACGACCGCATCCGATACCGCAAGTATTACGCAAGCCAAGGCAAGCTGATAATCCTTCGCCTCAACAATCCCTACGTTCGCAGAATCCTCGAAGGCAATCACTTCAACCTATGCGAGTGCGCCTATTACAACACCCATCAATATCTCTTCACGATAGAGGGCGACCGCATCTGTGGTTTCACCGAAGATTGCACCCATCTGATAGCCGATGCAGTCAAGCACAATCAGGAGGTAGTTGATTGCGGCATCAGCATCAATCGTTTCGTTTACGAGGTTCAAAAGGCTCAGAAAGAATATAACACGGAGGTAACCCAATGAAACAAGCGATGAAAGCCCTGTTCCTAGACATCATGCTCGATGGCAAGTTCATCTGTACCCTAAAGTACAAGTACTGCCCATTGTTCACGATTGATTACAACGAACTCTTGAAGTTCGTGGAACAAAAGAGACCGACATTGAAAGGTAAACCATATAGAATAATGTTTTGATTATGGACGAAAAGAAGATAGAAGAAGCTGCTGAGGACATCTTTGAAGATAAGTTTCTTGGCAATGGGTGAGGAAATAATATTCACCAATGATGAAGGATGTGAAGATTACAGAGAAGAAATGTATCATGATGGTCAAATCAAGGAAGCCATCAGCCTAGGTGCTCACTGGGCAATCCAAGAGTTCTTGAAAGACCTGTGGCATGATGCAAGTGAAGTACCAGAAAATAGAGCTTTGTTAGTGGAGCTAAAGATAGGCAAATATATTATTTCAATGTATTCTCAAGAAGTCAAGCTATTTTGTAAAAAATGGTGTTACCTCAGTGATATTCTCCCAAAGCAGAAAGGAGGCAGTAAGTGATATGAAAGAATACAAAGTTGGGGATGAAATCACATTGGTGGTAAAGGAAGTTAAAGAGGATAATTTTGCTAAATGCAATGATTGCTTCTTTAAGGGGATAAATGAAACTTGTCAAAAAGATGATTTAGCTTGCGCATTCGGTGAGCGTTCAGATGGCAAGAATGTAATATTCGTTGAGAAAGGAAAATAAGTATGAGTAGAAAGTTATTGCAAATGGCATTAGGAATTACTGCCGCAATGGATTATGGGTTTACTGATTTATATGGTGCTCCGTCATTAACTCTAGCAACCCCAAAAGGCACTATCCCAAGTGATAAACAGAAATGCCAGCCAAAGGAGCAGCATGAGTTCACCGTCAAGGGTGTGAAAATAATGGCTGCATCTAGAAAGGATGCTATCAAGAAGTATAATCATCTTAAAGGAAAGTAAGTATGAATAACAATATTTTTACCTTTGGAAAGTATAAAGGAAGACAAGTTACAAGTATTCTCAGAGAGAATCCAGAATACTTTGGTTGGTGTAAGAGCAATGTCAAAGGATTCAAATTCTCTAAGCGAGATTATGAGATTTATCTTGAATGGCTTCGTCTTTGTCAAGACGACCTGCAATTTACAGGCTATGAGAATAGCGATAATAACATAAAATTTCTTTTTCGCCAAGTAAGTTTAGGTGAGTTTGATGATTATTCAGACAACGAGTTTCTAACAAAAGAAACATGTAAGGAGTATCTTAATGGCAGTAAAGAACATTATTTTAAAAAGTAAGTATGAATAGAATTGAATATATCCCAGGAGATTTGGTAAATACATTGTTTGGAATTGCTAAAATAACGAATGTATATAAAGAGGGCAGTTATGATTTTGAAGGTAAAAGTTTCAGTGGTTCTGATACATGTGAACCAATTCCTCTTACTCCAGAGATTCTTGAAAAGAATGGGTGGAAGAAAGATGATAGAGGATATTCTATCAAAGACCTCATATTTCTTAATAAAAATGGTTTAGGAGGCTGGTCTGTTGGTATTGGGGATGAATTTATAGTAACAATTTCTTATGTCTATCAGCTCCAACACCTTCTCTTTGGATTAGGCTTGGATAGTAACATTAAATTGTAGGAGATATGGCAGCAAAAGACTATAAGATATGTACAGCATTATTTGATGCTTATATAGCAAAGGTATCAAAGAAAAATCCTAATTTAATGCTAGAAGATAGGCGAAGAATTACAGATGCAGAAATATATGGTTTGATTCAATGGAAACTAGAACAGTTCTGTATCGAGAATAAGACAGATACAATGATTATTTCTGTTAAGAATAAACCTATTGTGGAATTAAAAGCACAAGGAACTTTGCTTGAAAAAATCAAAAACATCATTAAAGAGAACGAACAATGACAAGACAAGAAACAAAGGCTATAATGCCAATCATACAAGCCTATGCAGAAGGTAAAGTAATTCAGTATAGTCCTAATAGAGGTAATACTTGGTATGATGTAGCAGAAGATGTTAATCACGACATTAATACAGATGAATATGAATACCGCATTAAACCCTCTCCTAAGTACCGTCCTTTTGCCAACGCAGAGGAGTGTATGCAAGAAATGTTGAAGCACCAGCCTGTGGGATGGTTAAAACAAAAAGTAAGCAAAGTAATATATTGTATTGGAAGCTGTGATATAGAAAATATTTATGTTGGTACAACCACAAAAATACATGCTTATAATAAAGCCTTAGATGAGTTCACCTTCTATGATGGTTCAGTCTTCGGTGTTAAAGAAGAAAGCGAGGGTTGAGTATGGCATGGATAGCAGTAGATAAAAATGGTGATGAATACATCTATGAGAAGAAGCCTCTTAGAAGTGCCATGGGGTACTGGAAACCAATACCTCATGATTATGAGGATAGAGACTCTGATTACTTGGAACTTCCAAAAGGTTCAATCAAGAAGCTGATAGGAAGAGAGCTAAGCTGGAGCGATGAGCCAGTGGAGTTGAAGTAGTGTTGAACTTAAAGAAGAGTGATATGAAATTAGAAAATATTAAATTCAAGGCAAAGACATTGCATGATGGTATGTGGATTGAGGGAGACCTAAAACATCTTGCAAGTGGAGGAGTTGCAATAGAAGGAAAACATTGTATAATTGAGGTTGACCCTTCCACCGTCTGCCAGTACACAGGGCTTAGAGACAAGAACGGCAAAGAAGTGTGGGAAAACGATGAGTTATTGGTTAACCATTACTTTGGAAGATTTATTGGTGCTGTTACTTTCGAAAAAGGATGCTTCTACATTGTGAGTGACTATAGCAAAGCAGAACTTAACAAAGTAGATTGTATCTCAATTGTTCAATGTTCAAAGTTCGATAAGGAGGTGAAGAAATGAAGGTTAGAATAAAACAAATTAGAACACCACGTGTCTTTAATGGAGCAATATTGCCATCCTTTACGGATAAAGTTCAATATGTAGTAAGATACAAATTCCATTGGTGGCAAAAATACAGGACAATAAAAGATAGATTTGGCAACCCAAGACTATTTGATTCCGAAAAAGAGATAAATGAATATTTTATTAACATAGGATTTGAACGTGGCTTATGAAGATTAGACTGGCAAAGAAGATAATGAGCAGTGGTAATGACTATTGGGTAGATAAGCGCATTGATAATGCAATGCTCAATAAAATTGGGTTGATGATGCCAATTACATCAGAGACCATCGCATCACCAAGGCGATAAGCATTATTATTGGTTTTAATTCAAATAATTGAATGAAGAATAATCACAATCCCCACCCAGCTATCACAGCCGAGTGGGGATTTTCTGTTTTAAAACATTTCAACTAACAACCTAATAATCATGAATAAAATAACAAGAAAAATCTATCTTACAACTTATCAATGTATTCATCCAAATCTTTTGCATACCAGAATTTTTCCGTAAAGCCCTTGCGCTTTTTGCCCTCAGGCAGTTTTCCTTCCTTTACCAACCTTCTGAAAGTAGAAGAAGGAATCCTAGTATAAGAGCAAGCCTCGGAAAAACTCATTCCCTCATCCTTGTTGGCGATCATGTGGAGAAACGATAGCATCTGCTGGTTTTGAAGCTTCGTAGAGAAGCATCTTCCGCTCTGAATGCGGTCGTGAAACTCCATCAGAAGAGAATCAATCGCCTCCAGCTCCTTAGAAATCTCTGCCATAAGCTAGCACTTCTTATTGTGATACCACCAGATACCTGCACCCATCGCTATCACCACCAAGAACAAAAATCCGACAAACAATCTTCCGAGCGTCATCAGTCTCTGTTCGTTCTTGGTAAGTTCCCTAGTCACAGGGTAGGGCACCGATACCGAATCCCTTTTGATGAAAGTATCAGTCTTCACCTTATATATATTGTGCCATCTGTCCCGATACGCCACCTTGTTATAATATACCGTATCGCCTTTCTGATACACATACACCGAATCTTTCAGGATAACACTATCCAGTTTATGGAAAGTGTCGGTCCTGCAAACATACTCCGTATGATATTCGGGCACCATGATATACTCCTTGCTTTTGCATCCTGCCAACGCTAGCAGCACTAGTCCTACGACCTGTCCGATGCACAACCATTTCCAAACTCTAATGTCATACCATTTCATACGTCCAAAGCCTTTTTACATTTCACAAGCCATTTCTTTCTACTGTCAAGCCCATTGGTACCGCCGTTTATCTTCTTGGTAACACCTAGGATGTTGTCCTTGTCGGCGAGAGCGTTCAGCCCCTTCTTCCACCAATACCACATGCCACTCTTCACTGCCCCCAGAGGCTTCTCTAGCCATTCTGGATTAGTCATGATGTCGCCAGTGCAATAGCCTGAGTTCTGATAAGCCTCATAGTTCGCTCTACCGGTCAGCATCAACAAGCCTCTGCCCTTATACTTGGTTCCGTCCCCCTTCTGTGTATTACCGAGCATCTTGGCAAGCTTTCCTTGCTCGTATTTGTTGAAGTAGCAAGGTTTTCCTACCTCTCGCAGCAGCTTAAATCCATTGGTCTCATGGCACACTTGCGCCAGAAAATGCGCCATCCTAAGCGGTGTGTTGATGCCGAATGTAGTAGCCCAGGCATTGATGTAGTGCAGGAAGTAATCGGTTCGCTGCCCATCACCGATGATGGCTAGCATCTGTTCTCTCGTCACCTTCATGCCTTTTCCTCCTCCTTCGCTTGTTTCATTATCTCGAACATGGCTTTCGCCAAATCGTCTTTGTTCTCTAGGAGTATCGATACCGTACGCTCTTGTTTCCTTATCTCAGCCTTTTGCCAAGATTTCTCCCTCACGCTCACAAATTCGCAGAACACGCAATATCCTGCCCATATCATCGAGAACACAGGGAAGGGGAGCACGATGCACGCTATCAGGTCGATGCACACCGCCACCATGAAGGGTGAGAAATACTTTCTTGCCTTGTCGCAAGTCTTCTTAAATCCTCTGCTGGTCGTAGCCTCGCCGTTCTCCTTCGCCTTTTTTATGCCGAAGAATAAGTCTACTGCCATAGATACAACAAGAGCACCCATGCAGAGTGCGATGATTAGCGCAGCTCTATATAGATGCTCCTGTAGGAAAGTATGAATTATCTCTGTCATATACCATTAATGTTTGATTAATGCCGACAAAGATAGGCGTGTTTTCGATACGTTCTTCCGTATTTCCGTCTAACTGTTCATGTACCAGAAAATTTTATCGCAAGGGTGGGCTGTGTCCTCGTCGCAAAGAAAACTTACAGCCAGCTCGCTCATCCTCTCCGTAAGCTTCTCTTTGCTTTTCGTCCATTTCCTCACCACCTCCCAATGGTTCGAGTAGGCTAGGTTCATCGTCACGGCGTAGTCCCACATATTGTAGTCGGGTATCATGTCCTTCACCTTCTCATACTCGTCTCTTATCTCCTTGTAGTCGAAGTAGGGGGCAAACACCTTCTTCGTGTCACCCTCGTAGTAATACATCTGGGCGATGCAGCCTCTGGCAGACAACTCCGTAAAGTGGCTGTTGCCGTTCATGTAATAGTCTAGGCACCTCATGGCTGCCTCTCTCTGTATGCCGTCTAGTCCGCATTCGTCATTTTCCAGCATCCTGACAGCATTTCTTGCCTTTGATAGCAATGCTTGTGAGTCCATAAGCGTAAGTTGTTATAGTTAATATTATTAGTATATAGTGCATGGTTAGTTGCTCCGGGGTTATCAGCCAGTGTTGGTAGCCAAACCTTATCACGCTGATCCCGATGAAATAGTAGAAGGGTATTCTGAATATCCAGCACCAGTGAAAGAAATAGCTCACAGGTATCATGGCGAATGGCATGTACACATAGCATAGCGTATACATCCAGATGATGCAGCTCCCGTTGTCCTCGGTGTCTAGGATGGTCGGTCGTGGATGTCTACTGTAGTCCATCACTCCATACCAGTGCCACAGCATCAACAGCAGGGGTGCCCACCTTGATAGATGCTCGTAAAAATGATAAATCTTCCTGCGCAGCAATTCGTGCTTCACGTCTTGCCGCTCCTCTTCGGTGAGAGGGTCTTCTTGTCTTCTTCTTCTCATAATCTTTTAATTTGATTTTTGTATGTTGATTTAATTACTAATTTCTTAGAAAAGCAAGTTCTTGTTTGTTAAACTGTTGCAAAGCTAATAAAAATCTTACAAACACGCAATCTTTTGTGGCAAAAAGTTAAAGAATACTATTTTATTTGGACTATTTCTAAATTAATAGTATATTTGCAGCATGTTTTAAAGGCTATCTTATGACGAAAACCAATTTTGACTTGAGTGCTCGGCAGCGAGAGGATTTGATGATGGCATATCGTGACGTTGCGCCCCGATGCCATTCCCAGAGAGAGGCGTGGATTAAAGTCTCTGCCCATCCTGCGCCCAGATACTACGTCAGCCCAAAACAAGCTTTCGAGAAACTGCGCAAGATGGTGATGGGCGATACCTCCACGGTCGATGTGATGTCACCTCCCAGAAGGAGAATGTACTATTCGTTGTTCAATCGGCTTCAGGAGTTGTCTCAGCGCAAGGAGTTCATCGGCAAGTCGCTTTACTTCATCTGCACCTTCTTGGTTGGTGAGCCTGCGCCAGAATTCTTTTTGTCACCGAGGACCGTAGAGGATATATTTTCTAATTGCAAGCGATATGGAAAGGAATACAGGGATATGGAACTGCGCAAGCAGAAACTGGAAGCCAAAGCTATCCATTAGCATTGCTTGCCTTGCAGGATATTTCCTCCATGTTGGTTTTTATGCTGGGTGTCCATGGTGGAATCATATAGCATACAGTTTCTGTCATGCGAACGTTTTTCATCTTGCCGTCAATCTGATGGTACTTTGGGGCATCAGAAATAAGATGTCTGCGCTCTTGGCTTTCATTGTAGCCGTAGCAGCCAGCTTCCTACCGATGTACGTAGGCGATTCCACGATGGGACTCTCAGGATTCCTTTTCGCTGTCTTCGGTATCATGTGGGGCAAGACAGGGAGATGGCTTGAAGCCTCCAAGAAGGCGATGCCGTTCATTCTCATCACGATGCTGATTCCGAATGTCAATGGTTTGCTTCATCTATATGCTTTCATAATAGGATATTTTGTAGGATTTCTTCTTAATATGTTTCATAAGTTTTAAGGTTTTAGTTAGTTACTATGTTTTGAAGGCGACTGCTCATCACGAGTAGCCGCCTTCTTTATGTTATCAACTTAGCTTATGAAAAGAATATAAAGTATTTACCTCATCTTGTCTTCTCTTCTCGATTGTACCTCAACGATGCTGCCAGCAAACGAGTCCACAGCCTTGAAATCCTTCAATGTATATTTGAAGGTAAAGTATTTCCAAGGTTTGCCCCCCAAAGAATGCAACTGACACCAGTGCTTACAGTCGTTGCTTCCCCATATTTCCAGACTCAGCTTTCCCTCATCCGTATCCGCCAAGTTCTTGATGGCTCTCAGGCTTTTCAACGTCATGCTACCGCCCAGTTTCAGCGGTCTTGTCGTGATATGTCCGCTATATTTCTCCTCGTCATCGTTGATGTCTGGCTTTCCTGTCAGCGTATAGATACCAAGGGCGATGTCCTGTATCACGTTGTCTGGATAGTCGTTCGTCACCGACTTGATGGGGACGCCTATCGTGCTCATCCCGAAAGTACCGTCTGCTATATTGTAGATATAGTAGTCCTTCTCTTTCTCGTCAATCTCGCCGTCTTTGTCAAATCCATTGCTCTTCTTGAATATCCTCAGCATGGAGTCACGATAGTCGTAAGCGATGATGCAAGATTTTAAGAAGTTCAGGAATCCCTCATGCTGTTTCTCGGCAAAGTTCCTTGGGGTCCTTCCGTTCATCACCCTGCTCACGGTCGCCGCCGTTCCTCCAGATATAGCCATCAGCCCTTTATCTGATGTAAAGTATACCAGTCTGTCTGTCGGCGTGATGCTGTCTACGTTGTTGCAGACCTCTCTTGATATAGGATATACGCTGCCATAGAGACCTTCCGATGTCACCCCCATGGCATATATGCCTTCGTCTGTGAACACGATCAATGGATATTGTCCAAACTGTCCTTGGCTCACAGCCTCCGTATTAGCCACGATTCCCAGTATCTTTCCTGTTCCCACGGTGTTGTCGCCCGAAGCCTCAAACAAAAATGGATTGTTCACCACCGAGGTAAAAATCTGCGAGTCCATTGTTTCATGGGCAGTTGTGTCTACTGTAGGAATTTTCACATCGTCAGAAGGAACGAAAGTGTCATCTGTAGGCAATTTGTTAAAACTATATGCGCCGTTTAGCATCGGGTGTGGATGTAATTCCAAAAGCATACCTTTGTTGCTTACGCTGTCCCATACAATCATTTCCGTTGCGTTTGGGTCAGGGTAGTATAACCACGCATTGGCTGCGTCAGGTACAAGCTCATCCATTTCGTCAGACTTAACCCAACAATCCATGCTATCGGAAACGATATGTACGTAATATGAAAATTTGAAATTAGCATTATATGCCTGTATGTCATCATGAAACAGATTGAATCCTTTAAATGGGTATCTCTTGATATTAAACATATTCAGTCTTTTGTTGTACACATATATGTTTTGAGATACTAACTTGGACCAACCATAGTAGTCATCTACCTTTAGTTGCTCCTGCGTTGTAAGATTTTCTATTGTATGTATTGGGATAGGAGCGTCTTTTGCACCTGCCCCTAGATAATATGACGAATCCGTGCCAATAGAAAATAATTTATAGAACTGCGTTTTGCTTTTTAACTCGCTGATAATTTCTGAGTCTGATTTGTATTTCGGCATTAGCACCTCTCTGGCAGGATAGCTGTCCTTATCAAAGGCAAATACTGGTTTCTGTATAGCTGTGGCTCCAGGAAATGGATTTTCAATTGCGTAAGCTTGTCTCGCATTTATAAAACTATAGTAGTACTCTCCATTCACTTCTTCAACGGAAGAAAATTTCCAGTCTTCATCTATATAAAAAGGCATCACTTCATCTGAGGCGAAAACCACCAATTCCTTTACTATGTCTTTCCAGTTTTCTATATCTTCTATGCTAGCTTCAAATCTTAACTTTGCATAATAAGGATACATGTTAAAATTACGAGTATCACCTGATGTTTCTTTAAAGTTTTTGATATTCTCATCGTAGCAGACAGGCACATACCTGCAATTTCTATTGATGGTTGGGTAACATAGTATAGGAGCGGAAATCCTCGCATAGCTCCCATCGTACAGCTTCAAGGCATACCTTATAAAAAAAGGAAACAGAAAATACCCTAATTCTTTAGCTTTTGATATAACAGCAGCAGCGTGCCCTCTTACCGCGGTCTGAAAGGTACTGACCTTTTCCGCATCATTTTTTGGAGTATATTTATAATATGAGGTTTTGTTTGTCAAGCCTTCATCTTCCGAAGGTTCTACAACTTTTGCAAAACTCCCATCTGTATTGTATAATGCTGATTTTTCCGACGAATCAATAATCTCTTTTAGATCGCATGAAGTAGTGCCACCTAAGCCAACAGATCCGCCAAGCAAGTAAGGCGTAAAGCTTGGTCTAGGCAAATCTGTTCCAAGCTCCTTGTATTTCCCTCCTTTGTACAGGAAATAAGCTATTCCTTCGTTCGTAGCTATCACTACGGTGTTTCCCACGCTCTTCACATCAAGCACATTATACGTGATGTCGAAGCTTTGCCACAAGTTAGGGTCTACTTTTCCGTCCTCCAAGCTACCACTGAAGATAAGGCTCTTGCTAGTGCCCGCATCCCTCAGCATCACATAGTTCCTGTAGTCGGCACCCTTGTGGATATATAGAAGGTCGAAAATGCCATCTACCGCCTTAGGCTTCTGTATTGGCTTCATTCCTCCATCCTTATAGATGAATCCGTCACTCTCCAGCAGCTCCGAGTCGTCGCTCATTAGGTCGCTGGGCACGTTTGTCATGCCCTTGCCGAAACTCAATGTCTTTCTTTCTGCGTTTCTTTCCATTGTCTTGTTATATTTTTGCAGCCGTATGCACGCCGTCACCACCGCTGCTATGTTTCTCCTTCTGTTTCCACCTTGGCTTCTCCATGTCGTTGGCACTCACCCACAATCCGATGGCAGTACTCATCAGCACATCGTCATGGTTGCCGTTTCCTACGATGTTTCCGAGGCTGCCATCATCGTGTCGCTCATAGATTCTCAGCTCATGATACATTTCCTTGTCTGGCTCGTCCCATAACATATCGTCTACAAACTGCTCCAAGTTGTCGATTACCCATCCCTTCGTCAGTTTGTTGGTCTGGAATCCATACTTAGCCAGCACATCGTCCGTCACGTCCTCTGGGCTAGTGGTGCGCTGATACAGGTTCTCGTAGTAGTCTGCTATCTCGTTCAGGATGCTTCCGAAGTGGTCGCCTTCCGTGTTGTTGTTTTTTTCTCGGTCGGCAGTGTTGCTCTCTATCACCAAGAGTGCGTCATCGTAGTAGTGAGCCAGTGCTGCCGCCATCCACGCCAACTTGTCGTGTCTTACGTGTCCCCTGTATCTAGCCACCACCCTAGGCTTGCCCTTGATGGTTGGTATCATGCCGAAGCGGTCTATCACAGTCATCACCGTATAGTCCGATGTTGAGCTCTTGCCACCAATATCCACGCTCACCACGTATCTGTTTTCCACTTGCAGCACGTTCGGCACCGCCCAAATCTTCAAGTCGCCCATGCCGTCCGTTCTGATGTCTATCTTCGATTTGTTGATGGTCTGCTCGTTCTTCACCGCCGTGTTCACCATGATGTCGGCAGTATACAGAGGCTCACGCTTGTATTTCTTCTGCAAATCATCAATAGAATAGGGGTTGAATACCAAGTTGCCAGAGTTACGGAAGGCATCTTCCTCGTCCACTGGTGCCTCGGTGGCGCAGAAGGCATGTGTGGTAAACTTGTTTCTAAAGTTCCTGTACCATTCGATGGCTTGGAAGCAAGCTCCCTTCTCCCACATTCGCCAGAAGAACTTGCCTGTCTCTCGGTAGCCCTTCGGGTTTGTGCTCTTGTCTCTGTTCTGCAAGAGCCACTTGGCAAAGGCTCTCTCGTTCTTCACATCCTCCATGTCGTGCTCGATGAAGAAACAAGGGATGAAGAGGAACGAGTAAGCATCGTTGTTCTTCGGGTCCATGGCTAGTTGGCATTTCTCGTAGAAGAATCCTGAGTTACCCTTGCCTGTGCTCTCAAACACCTCCAAGTTGTCCTCTTGGTTTCTGATACCACCCGAGATAGACGAAATCACGCCCTCAGGGTCGTGCTCGGGAGTCTTCTTCCAGTAAGCCACCTCCGAATAGTGGGCGCAGTGGAAGTTGCTACCACGCACGCTATCGAAATTCTCGAAGGATGCCACGGTCAGCGTGCTTCGTCTGATGGCTCTCATGCCGTCCGTCACTTGGAAATCGTCTGGTGAGTTTTCATAAGGCGAGAATTGTAGCTTGGCACCGCTGTGTCCGAGCGTCCAACCGGGCTGATTCTCCAATGCCTTTCGGTACATAGCCTTGATTTTCTTCGCCGTGTTCTTCTGCTGTGCCAGCACGATGGCGTTCCATCCGTCTCTTCTAAAGTCTTGCAGCCACTTGATGTAGAGCTGGGTTAGGGTAGAGCCTCCCCACTGACGAGCCTTCAATATGACTACTCGGATGGCTGCTCCGCTTGTGCGCAGGTCCTCGAATATCTTCAATAGCTTTCTCTGTGGATAGTTCAGCTTGAAGGGTATCATGTTACCTGTCACCTTGTCTTCTATCTTGTCGGTCGCATACAGCGCAAACTCGGGGTCTTCCCTGAATCTCACCTTCATGATTTCGAAGGTCAGCACCATGATGAGCTGCTTGGTGTAGTAGCTTTTTTCGTTATACTCCTTGCCCCACACCTGTATGATGTATTCTTTCAGACTGCCCACCTGTCTCAGTCCCCTATATAATAAGGTACGCATGCACTCCCTTGGTACCCACATCTTCTTGATCATGAAGTCTGGCAACTCCAATATCTCCCTATGTTCCATGTCGTAGCAGTTTTCGCCAGTCCATGGGTCGTAGGTGCCATATATCTCGTCATACCGTCTTCGGTTCTCGGCTACGAGGTCGTCTATTTCTTTGTCAGTTACCAGTGCCATGCGCCAAATCGTTTAGTTCCTCAAAGTCCACGTCTTGTATTTGTGGAGATGTAGTCACACCCAGCGTCTTGTCGTCGCCCACCTTTGTCATGCTGAGGGCTGCCAACTGCTTGAAGTCCTCGTCCAGCCCATGCGTCACGCTTACCTCGCTCTGCTTTGGTATCATGTGCTTCATCAGGTTGGCGTAGATGGTGCAGTATGTCTTGGGGTCGTATTCCGACAGCTCTATCATCTTTTCCTCAAACCGTTCTTGGTGTCGAGCCAAGAGGTCTCGCAAGAACTCCTTCTGTGCGCTCTTGTTGACAGGCAGAATTTTCTTGGCTTTTTCAGCCCTTTCCTTCTGCAGTTCCCTTACGGTCTGGTATTCGAAATCTTCCATAAGCTATATTTTTTTACATTATCCAAATGGCTTGAGGGTATGTATCATAGCCCCTGCCTTGGTTGCGTTGGCGCAGTCTATCATTTCCAGCTCAGCGTCCTCTAGGTCCGTTGCCTTGTCTACCGTCAGTGGGTCTTTGCTGGTGAGGGTCAGCTTGAAATATTCCAAGAGTGCGCCAGCTATGATGTAGTCGTGGATGGCTGACACCAAGCTGTCTAACCTTGTATCGTCCCAGTAGTCGGGCATCCTCAGCCATATATCCTTCTCTTCCCATTCCTTCAAGGCGTTGTCTCTCACTCTGCCCTCTGGTTTCATCACGTAAGCCGACAGAACAGACTCTGCTTTCTGTAGGTATTTGTCAAACCATCGGTAGAACATCGGTCTCTCTTGGTCGTTCTCGCTCGTTGGCACCATTTCCTCTTGGCTCGTCTGGTTGCCACGTCTGTTTCTTCCCACAAGACTTGTCGTTGCATCTATGTCATACCATAGTTGGTTGGCATAGATGAAGATGTGCTTGTCGAAATATCGGTGCGCAGGTCTAGGTGGGCGAGGTAAGAATGGGTTGGACACCGGTTCCCATCCTCGCTCTCTATCAAAGTGCATCGGGTGCAATGAGTTAAATTCCGTCATATCCTTCCTCCTCTGTTACGATTACGTCACAATCAAAGTTCAGCTTGTCGCTGTGTCTGGACCACAGCTGCACCTTGCAAAACCCTGTGTTCTTGGGCACAAGGGTGAAAGCCCTGCGCTCCCTGCATCTGTGAATCTCCACGATGCTTGGGTTCTCGCTCCTTGCCTCTATGTCGTCGATGGCACCGCTGTTCAGCGAGTAGGATATGGTAGCTTCCTCTCCATTCTCCAGTGTTATCTCTCCCTCCACGCCTTCGCCGTTCACCTTGGCTGTCAACTCGGTTGGGTAGGGCACCGTTGGCAGTATCGGACCGCTCATCACGAAGCACTTTCTGATGGATTGCTCATCCACGCCGAGTGCCGTCTGATAAGGCTCAGCTTGTTTAAGGTTGGTGGTTTTAAGCCACCACTGGAATATCATGTAGTCCTCTACATATTTTGCCGAGAGTCTAGCCAGCGCATCGGTCAGCGTTCCGTTGTATCGTCTAGAGACAGATAGTGTAAACTCCACCACGCCGTCCGTCTTGTCGCCGTAGTAGATTACATTGTCGCCAACGGTCTGAGGCGTTGACACTAGATAGTCCACGAAGAAGGTCTTCAATATCTCCAGCGCAGTGTCAAAGTCTTTCGTGAGGGTGCTTTCGTGTACCTCGTCATCCGTGGCTATCTCCTGCCCTGCAAGCTTTGCAGCCTTCGGGTCCGATGCCTCGTCTATCTTTCCTTTTAGATAGGTGGCTGTCTTCACGGCGTTCACTACAGCCTGTTTCACAATTTGGAATTTTATAATCATATTCTTTTCAGTTTTAAATTACACCCCTGAATGGCGTTCCGTCATCATTATACATCGTGCCTGTCATGTCCTTTAGGGTCTTGTCGCTTTTTGATGGTGCGTCTATGGAGTAAGCCAGCTTGATGGCACTCTCCAGATAGCTAGCCGTTTCATCGGCAAATTCCTTCGCTAGCTCTGGATAATTCTTCCCTAGCGTTACCTTCCCAATGTAGGCGATGGCATAGTTGGTAAAGATGTTTTCCACCGCTCCTGCCTTGGCATCGTTTAGCCCATAAGTACTAAAGGTCAGCGTGCCTTCCGCACCCGATTCGTTGTAGCTCGTTATCTTGGGTGATAGCTCGCTGGCGAACGTCTCAGCCGCTCCATGGATGGCTTTGTCTAGGATAGCCTCCTCGGTGCTCGATAGGGTAACACCTGCAAATATGGTGTTTCCCTGCTTGTCACCCTGTCGCTTTCCGACAAATGAAAGCTGTTCCTTTACCATCTTTTTTAGGTCCGAAACATTGATGTTTATCGTTTTCTCGCTCATTATGCCACGTTGTTATAGTTAAAGAATTGGTTCACGGCGTTCTGGTCTGCGCCCTGCACCTGTCCGTTCTCATCAAGCTGCACGCCGCCCTGCTGTGCTGCCTGTTGCTGATACATAGCTTCCAGTTGCGCCTGCTGTTCCTGTACGCTTGCCAAAAGCTTGTCTGCGTATGGCTCGTTTACGTTCTGCAAGTACTGCACAAGGTTGATGGCTCCCATGCCGAGCAGTTCTTTCAACTCGTCGTTCTGTGCCGTGTTGTATGCAGCGGTCGCTGCGGCGTTCTTGATGCTTATCTTGAAGTGGATGTCTCTAGCCGAAAGTCGGTCGTAGTTATATACGTTCAATCCGCTCTTGTCAAATATTTTCCTACCGTCCTCATAGAACTGCTGTATAGTCATGCATTTCTTGGTAGCCAGTCGCTCGGTGAACACCTCCATGTCGCTCAGTATAGTGAAGAGCGAGGTGGTGGCGTTCTGACTCTCCTGCGCATATCTTGCCGCCGATGTACCTGCGCTTGGGGTCTTGCCCTGCAAGGCTCCCGATACATTCGTTACCTCTCTTATCAGGTTCAGCTCTATCTGCAGCAGTTCGTTGGTGCCGATGTTCACGGCGTTGCTGGTGATAATCTCTGGCTTCACGTTCGGCATTGTTCGCTTAGGCGAATAGAATATCCATCCGTCATATTCGATGGCTTCTTGCATGAATTGTTCTGGTGTCCTGTCGCCAAGCACGGTCCTTGGTATCATCTTGAAGCCCTTGAAGCTGCTTCTCAATGCCATATCGTTCATCACGATCAGTCGGTTGATGTACCGCTGTTGGTCTATCACGTTCGCCATGAAGGGGTGAATCTCTCCGTTGATGTACGGATATAGTTTCATCGTGAAGGGATGGCTCTTGTAGTCGTATGGCGTTTCCCCTTGGCAGAGCACCGTGCCGTCTGGTGCCATATAGGTGTAGTACCAGTACTTGTCTGCTACCTCCCAACTCTTGATGTAGGCTCTCTCGTCCTCTGGCACGCCCATTTCCTCATATTGCTGTTCACGCTTGATGTTGTCGTTTCTCAGTTTGTTTATCATAGCCGTGTCTTCTAGGTCTATGCGGAAATATGCGTTGTTGCCACTTGTCGCTATCGGGTCGAAGCATTGCAGCCTTGGCTTGGTCTCTGTGGTCCATACCTCAATCACCCTCACGTAGTGCTTTCCCTTGTTGCTGTAATCGAAGCTGAGGTTCTCCAACGATTTCTCCTCGTTAAACTCATAGCCACCTTCGCTCTCGTAAGAATCCTGTATGTCGAAGATACTATTCAGGTCGTTGATGGTAAGTCCATATTCCTCTCTGGCAAATTTCTGATACAAGTCTTCTCGGCTCACGTCATGCAGCACGCCTATCAAGCTGAGGTCGTTGTGTCTTGGGTCGCTGCCACACTCAAAAAACATGTGGTCGGGTTCCATCAGCTCCGTCCAAGCGTCTGGCATTTCCAGTTCCTTGTCTTCCCAGCTCTCCCTCACAAACATCTGTCCTCCTTGTAGGTAGTCCTTGATGGCGTGGTTCAGTAGGTCCTGCATTTCCGTGGTCTGCCAGTTACACTGCATCGTGGCACTCATCATGTCGCTCAACTGCCTTGATTCGTTGTCTCTCGCAAAACAAACTGGCTCCGTGCCCTGCTTGGCATAGAGACCTGCTATTGATTCCAAGATGCTCACCATGATGTTGTTGCTCATCGGGGTCATGTTGCGCTTCTCCATATAAGTGCGCTCTGTCATTTCCTCCCAACAGCCATCTTTGTACACTCTGATGATGTCGCTCCATTGGTCGCCTGTGCAGTATCTCATGGTTCTGGCTCTCGTCTCACGCACGCCGCTCAGGTTGTTCCAAGCGTTCCTGCATCGGGTCAGCAGCTCCATGTCCGTTCCGTGCTCCTGTCTGCGTTTTCGTGCCTTCACCGAGTCGTATGTGTTGCGCCGTGGCATCACCTTGCTAAGTGTCAGTATTTTGGTCTTTGCCATTTTTTTACACATTATTATAAATATAGGTGCAAAAATAGCCATATTGCCCTTTTTCTATTCCGTGTTTCCGAGCAAATATAATATGCCTCGGAAACACGGAAACACGATTCCGATTTCTTTGCATCTTTGCCACAAAGTTTAATCGGTTAAAGAAAAATTATGACAAAAGAAGAACTTGAAAAACAGAATGCAGAGGCAGCTCTAGAGAATGCTGCTCCTGCTGAGTCTGCCGAGGCTGCTCCTCCTGTAGACGAGCGACCTAATCGCACGGCGTTCTCCAAGCGTTTCTCCAAGCGACACAAGGACATCGACTTTGAGGATAAGGAAGCACGTTATGCGGCTATGAACGATGATGCCGACGCACTCGGCAAGTACGAGGAGAGCGGACAGGCGTTGTCAAAGATGCTCGACAACAACAAGTGGCTCGCTGCCATGGTGCTCGACTCTACCCGAAAAGGTATGCACCCATTCGAGTGGATGGCTTCACAGGGCATCGACATCAAGGCTGCTCTCGAAGACGAGGAACTGGGCAAGAAGGTTGCCGACCAGATTACCGAGTATCAGGAGAAGGTTGTTGAGCAAGAGAAACATGGCGAACAGCTGATGAAGAACTTGCAGAAATCACGTGAGGCTCTCGACAAGTTAGGTCTCTCCGAGGATGAGGCTAACGACCTCTACGGAAAAGTATGGGGTGTTATCGCCGATGCAGAGGAAGGCAATATCTCCTCCGATACATGGAAGCTTTTCCAGCAAGCCTACAACTATGATTCCGACATCGCTTCCGCACGTGACGAGGCAGCCATGCAAGCCCGCAACGAGAAGATTCAGAACAAGGTTCGCTCCTCCGAGTCTGAGGGTATTCCACCAACACTCTCTAGTGCAGGTGGCGGCAACAAGCCAGCCAGCAAGAGAAAGCGAGAAAGTTTCTGGGACGACATTCGCAGTTAATCAAATCCATAATACAAAATAAATATATACAAAAATGAAGAAAGTAATTAATTATTTTTCTAACCATCAGTTCGTCTTCAAGATGATTCTGATGCTTCTTGCCATTGCTACAGGCGGTGGCGCAATGGCTATGGCAGACCTTACCGAAACTCAGATTGGCGACGAGGGCGTAGATCCTGCCAGCAAAGCTACGGTAGCCGAGAAAGAGCCAGTAGATAAAAATACAAGCGACCGACTTAGCCCTGGTGGCAAGAAGGATGGTCAAGACCTTACTGGTTCACAGGCATCTTCCACGCAGCTCCGAGAGGGTGGTTTGCTCGATAAGGAGTGGGATAGCGAGATTGTCAAGTTCTATCCTTTCAAGACTCCTTTGCTCTCCATCGTTCGCCGCATGGCTAAGACCGTGCAGATTAAGAACTGGAATATTTCCCATCAGCGAGTCGGCGGTGAGACCCTTGACGGTCAGACTACAGCCAAGATTGAAGCAGGTGATACCATCGAAATCACTTCTGCAAACTTCTCTGGTTCCATCCGTCCTTTCTACAAGGGTACAACGGTGTTCGCTTCTGGTGTAGCAGGTTATGCTGAGGGCTCGCAGGAAAAGCGTGAGGGTACTTTGATGCTCTACGTTATCGAGGCTAATGGTAAGAAGGCTGTCATGCAGGCTGTCAATGGTAAGCCAAAGACCGCAGGTGATTCTCGCATCAACCTCGACAACATGCAGTGTCCAGAGATTCCTATCGGTACAACGTTCCTTGCAGGTGCATCCGCAGCCTCAGAGTCTCAGCTTACCATCACCCCAGAGAACTTCCAGCCACGTGAGAAGGAGGTTTATGTTCAGAAGAAGCTTTTGAACATCGTCTTCACCGATGACTACGAGAAGGTTAAGAAGGAACAGCCTATCACGGTTGCCGACCTTAAGACCGATGCCATCATCAAGTACAACCTCCGTGCAGAACGCACATACCTCTTGGGCTGCAAGTCTCGCTTCAAGGCTGAGACTGGTGACGGTCAGATTGAGGACGTGTTCACCTCGGAGGGTATCATCAATCAGCTTACCAATACCTATGGCATTGGCGATGAGTATACCTTGGGCGACATGATCGCTATCTCCAAGCTCCAGTTCACAGAGTTCTCCGAGAACGACCGCTGCTTTGCTTTCTGTGGCAAGAATGCCATCGAGCGTTTGGAGAATATCAAGTTGGAGGGCTCTCACCAGAACGACTTCATCAATCACAACGAGTTCGACCTTTCCTTCAAGCGATTCAAGGACACCTTCGGTTCCATTGATTTCGTTTGGACCCAGACCCTCGATCTCATGGGCATGTCCGACTTCATGGTAATCTTCGACCCTAAGGCTTCACGTCGTTACGTCAAGATTGGCAAGAAGGAGCAGACCAATGATATGTCCAAGGGTGGCGGCGAGGTTCGTGACGCTAAGCGTTGGATTCATCAGGAGGCTGATTCTGTTGCACTTCGTGGTTACAACTCCATCTTGGTTGGTCCTGCTAAGAAGATTGCGCAGATTGCCACAGAGTCGCTCGGTGCCATCATGTCTGCAAAGACGTTGCCTGAGACTCCATCCAAGGGCATGAAGGTTGCTCTCACACAGGATTACACCGTGAAGGGTTCTAATTCTCCTACGGATGATAAGACCTACGAGAAGGGTACCGTATACTATTACACTGGTTCCGCTTGGGTTATCTACACAGGTCAGGACACCGCTCAGTAATACGAAGGCTTCTTTTCATACAATATATAATCACACGGGGGGCAGGTGCAATAAGCCCTGTCCCCATTTTACAAAACAGAGATATGATCAAGACATACAACGCAAGAGTACAGAACAACAATATCAGTTACTTGCTAGAGGGTAAGCAGGGTAATCAGATGCGTTATAATTTCACCAATGGTAACGTCATCACCAACAAATACCCTTCCATCACGCTTCGCAACCGTTATGCGCAAGAACTTTTGGAGTCCAGCTTGCTCTTCGCCAACAACACGGTAGTATTGGAGCGCACGGAAGAGGAGTACCCCGGTGAGCTCGATGCTTTGAAGAAGGAAAATAATGAAACTCCTACTGAAAAGCAGCCAAAGACCGAGGAGGTCAAGGGCATTCGCACCACCGACGAGGTTATCGCCTACGTGAACGAGCGGTTTGACAAGGATTGCAAGACCCTCGCCACCGCAATGAAGCATGCATCAAAGGCAGGTCTCATCTTCCCAGACTTCAACGAGTAATCTATATAAAAGGTGTAACGAAAATGACAGTATCGGAAATTATCAAGCAGGTACGTTGGTGCATAGACGAGGAATCCAACAACACATCGGACCTCACCGATGAGAGGGACGACCTCTATATGGACAACATCATCCGTGCCAAGATAAACGATGCCCTCCACTGGCTCGCCATCACCGCAGCCTCCTCTTCCGTTTTGTCCGACTCCAAGCTGATAGGCACCACCACTTCCACCATCAAGGTGACCGATTACGATGCCACACGCAACATAGGAGTCATCACGATGGACGAGAATACCGAGGTAATCAATATCTCACGTGTCCGTGGCGATAGTTGGTATAAGGCAGTCGCTCCTATAGAGGACACCGACGATGAAGCCTTGATGATGTTCGATGACACGTCCATGGGAACGGTAGACCGCCCTCAAGCGGCTATCATGCGAGAGACACCAATCAGGATTCTCTTGCAGCCCAAGACCACAGAAGCTGTCATCTCCTACGTAGGTTTGCCCAAGAACGTCAACACAGATTCAGAGACAGAAATATCTGTACCCGACAAGTTAAAGAATGCTTTCGTCTACTACATTGCCTTCCTGCTCCTCTCTGCCTACGACGATACAAAGGCTAGCCAGATGTACACCATCGCCCTGCAACAGCTTGGCGTTAATCAATCCTCAAAGTAAAGACGATATGGAGAATATTCAAGCCACATACGATGCCAACGAGCTAGCTTGGGTTACGCCCATCCTCACCCTCCATAGAGACATCTTCCTAAAGATAGACCTCAAAGAGAAGGGCAAGGTGGTTATTCGTCAGTCTGACGACAAGGGCAATTTCCCTCGCATCCCAATTCGCAGGCGCAAGGACACTCAGTCCTTCGAGTTCCGTATCTCGGTCATCCCCGATACCGTCCAAATCCAAATATTCACTTCTACAGAACCAAAAGAAATTAAATATGCCTACATTTAGAGAAGACGATAAGTTAGGTACCAAGGTTCCGCTCATCAAGACCGCCGACCTCAACGACAAGTCTGTCACTACAGAAAAACTTGCCGAAGGCTCCGTTGTCAACTCCAAGTTGGCTCCAGAGTCGGTTACGAAGGATAAGTTCGACAAAGAATTGCTCCAAATCTTCGAGGCTGCTGCTGGTCTTCCTGCAAATCTTATAGAGACGATTCAAAATGTAGATACCACGCTTATTGATCATCAGCGGCAAATCTCAGCCAACGATGATGATATTTCCGACCTACAGGTTAAGACCAAGCAAATCAAAGACACCGTTGATGGCATAGCCGTCAGTGGAGGAGCATCCGTAGGCTCGGCTGTCACTTACGACAATACCCAGAGCGGATTGGATGCCCAGAATATCCAGAATGCTATTGACGAGTTGGTTAACAACCTTGGTCATTACGAGACCAACGAGGAGTGGCTACGTGCCTACACCGATGCCGAAGGTAAGTTTCTTTGGGGCATCCGTGTGGATGGTAGCATCGACTGGTCTGTTGGCATCCCTCGCCCTATCCAAAAGAAGATAGAGGAACTTATCGCCACCGATACCGCCATTCAAGAGTCCATAGCCCAGCTTCGCACAGAGTTGACGGAATCCTTGAACAGCAACATCCAGTCGCTCAAAGACAACGAGATTAAGAATCTCCAAGACACCAAGGTTGACAAGGAGGAAGGCAAGTCCCTCATTGAAGACGAGGTGAAGGAGTGTTTCAAGGTAATAGAGAACGAAGAGTTCATCTATGGCATCACAGACAGTGAGGATAGATTGCTTTTTTGTATCTATAGAGAGACAGGCAAGCCATACTTCCCTCTCAATGAAATGTACCACGTAGAGCAGAACGAGGAGTTCCTTGCTGTTTGGCTTGATGCAGCAGACCACGTATTGTTTGGTATTCGCAGGGATGGAATTTTAGTAGGCAAGTTCCAAACCTCAGCAGAGAACCGAAACACTGTAAAGGTCGAGGACTTCAACTCAGAGGATTATCCTGATTTTTTTCAGATTTAGAGCCAGAGGAACATCCTATAAAGCTTAGTGCGTCTAACCTTTGGCTCGGTAATTTGAACGAAGCAGATTTTGATATTATAACCAAGTTAAATTGGAATATTATATAAACTATAAACAAATATTACAAATATGAGTAAAGCAAATTGGGCGAAGGTACAGCCTTCAAGTGGAAGTGGCAATGCCACCGTTAATGTAAGTTCTGATGCACCTAACACAGGTCGTAACAAGCGCAGTACTACACTTACCATCACGGCAGCCAATGTAACCCCAGTGTCCGTTGCGGTAAACCAAGCTGGTAAGCCTCAGTATGTGGATGCACAGGACACAGCGACAGCAGCCAAGGCAGGAGCGAATGTTACAATCAGTGGTAAGTCTAACGCTAAGACACTTACTTTCTCCATTGGTACATCTGGTAACACACTCAAACCAACGCTTCCTGTCAAGTACACCGCAGCAGGTGTGGAAACAGCAAATGGTGTGGCAATCACAGGAGACCCTGGAGCAAACGCTGAGTATGATTGGAGCATTGTAATCCCTGTTTCTCTCAACGAGACCATCACAGAGAAGACTGCTCAGATTATTGTCACTGACGATGCAGGTAACACAGATACTTGTGTACTCACTCAGGCAGCAGGAGACGCTACTTTGTCTGTCAGCAAGCAAAGCATTGATTTGACCTACCAAGGCACAGCCGTAGCCTTCGATGTAAAGAGTAATACAACTTGGTCTATCTCGTAGGCTTATGGCACAGAGCATTACGAAG